CCTCATAGGTGGCTGAACTGTTAAGGTCAAGTAAATAACCTGAACCGCCTAAAATCCTTTCGAAGAAACCCTCGAAGTTGCCATACATGGCGTGACTTGAAGCTGCATCGGAGAACCAAGCCGCTTTTATCAAATCATCCCTCATTCCTCTTGAAACTGCATTGATAACCATATCAGATATGATAGTGCCTGTAATATCAGCTCTATCAACTCCTGACTTCTGCGCTTCAGCGAAGATGGTCTGAGTGAACGCGTCCTCGCATTGCTCTACATTTATTTTGAGTCTTTGTGGATCGATTACTTTGTCAGTGATAGCCACTGTGCCTGATGCCGAAAAACCGCACCCCGTGTCACTTTGAATAATATTGGTAAGGCTTCCTACCGTATATATATTCTGCTTAGTCTTCACGTCTGACATTACTCGGTGCAACTCAAAGGGGTTCTGGCCGCTTGTTACTGCTGGCGCATAGAAAATCTCTGTAAGTAACTCTTTTCCTGCGTACGTATGACTAAAGCTTGTTGTTAATGCATTTGCCATTATTACAAATTTTTAAGTTTAAAAATAATATTACCATCTTAGCTTCTCAGCCAGACCATCGAATGGGTTGTTTTCTTCCACTTTCTCTTCTAAAGGAGCATCCTCCTCTTTCACTACCACCGTTTCATTAGCAGAAAGTTTCTCGATCTTCTCATTCAATTCCTTTAAGCTTTCTTCAAAGTTTAATTTTAAGTTCTCAATTTCTGAGTTCTTAGAATTAATCGTTTCAGACTGCTCATTTAGTTGCCAATCATAAAGTTCTTTAAGCGAATTTAGTTCAGCCTCTAAAGTTGCTTCAACCTCTGCTTTGTTCAGGGTATCAACCACTTCATCTTCTTTCGTAAATAGGTTTTCGATCTTATTGATTACGACATCTATCTTTTCATTGATTTTGTCTAAAGTCATTTTGTCTTGATTTTGATTAATAATAAAATTACCTATAACACTATCAGGTAATGCTGGTAAGTTATCCTCATCAATTTTGTTCAGAATAACTTTATTTATAATGTCTTTGCTTGGTATATATGTCTTATCGATAAATCCTAAGTTAAGGGCTTCCTCTGCATCCAACCACTTTTCTTCTTCCATCAGTTTTCTTATGGTGCTTGCTGCCCTCTTAGTTTTCTTCCTGTAGATATTTATCAGCAGTTCGTCTATCTTCCTCAATGAATCAACTTCAGATTGTAGGTCATCGGCATTGCCTCCCGTCATGGGATTCCATACATTGTGTATCAGGAAAAGAGCATTTTCAGACATCAGCACCTCTTTAGCACCCATTGCTATGATGGTAGCACTTGATGCCGTTAGTCCTGTTATCTTTGCCGTTACCTTACCACTATATGTAGCCAGAAAGTCATGAATCTGTAAGGCATCATTAACAGAACCTCCAAGCGAAGAAATATTAAGAACTAAGTCTTTACCATTTGCGTTTCTTAATTCTCCTATGAAGTACTCTGCACTAACGCCCCAATCACCAATATCTCCGAAGACATCTACTTGTAGGGTTTCATTCTGATAAGCTAAGTTGTACCAAGTATCAGTTTTTGTAGTGTTCATGACGTAATAATACGTCAGACTTTAATAAAAGTATATGCAACTTTACAAATAAAGATAAAATAGTTACTCCATTGAATAGTCGATGTGCTTCTCAAGGAAGAAGATGGGCAGGTTTCTCGATATTATATTATATATCTGGCTCTCAGATAGCTTATAGTCCTTTTCCATAGTATAACAGAAGTCTGTCTTCGTGCCTGAAGTATCTAAGGTATATTTCTGGTAATCTCTGACGATGGCATAGTTCCTTGCCCTCTCTGTCGGTATCAACCCCCTTTTAATAAGGTAATAGACAAAGTTTTCAAGGTTGGCATTATCCTCATATACCTTTTTATAGTCAGCGATGATCTGTCTGTTGAACCTGTCCATAACTGTTTTCTTTATTGGTTTATTTGCCATTGCTCAATGAATTTAACTGCATATTTTAAAATCTTAGCTCTATCTCCTGAACACGTGAAGCATACACCATTACGGGGGTTCATCTTCTTATAGAACTGTAGCAACCGTATCAGGCTATCTTTGTCGGGCATAAAAAGACTGTTCTGCACTTTCCTGACAGCATCTTTTACCTCAAGATATTCAAATTCGTCTATCTCCATTTCTTTAGTGGACATTCCTCAAATAACAATCTGCACTTTTTATGTATAAGACAACCACATTGTCCACAGATATCCCCGTGTTTTGATAAACCAAACAGATTGAGAAAGAAACTTGTTCTCCGCTCTCTACACTTAAAACAAACTGCCATCCTCCTTTCATACCTTTCATCTTTTACTTTAGGCATGTAATAGTATAGGATGAGATTGACTGCACCCTCAAAAAATTGCTTCACTTTCGACATTCGATATGCTATTTTGTTGTGCCGTAGTTTCACTTACTACATTAATAACTTTAATATCTCTTATTTGTTTTGCTACCTCTGCCCCTATCCCTGATTCCGTTAATGCACTAGACATAAGCTGCGCATCGGGAGTGATACCACCTAGAGCAAACTTCTTACCTCCCCCTGCGGTATTGATAGCACTTAGCAAAGGTTTAAACATTGCCGTTGATCTCTTATTAATTATACTTTCCCCTCCCTCAGCTTCATGTATTCTTCCCCCCGAACTGAACTTAACACCACCCTCAGCATGGCTCTTACCCTCAAACATACCACCACCAACAAGGCCTCCTTTAGCAAATTTCTGTGATAATACCAAAGCTGAATTTAAACCTGCCCTAGCTACTGCTAAAGCCTGAAGCGTTGCTAATTGTGTTAGTCCAGCAATACCCCCTGTTACTGCATTTGCAGGGTTTAGTGCAGCATTACGGGCTATGGCACTCAACTCAAGAGCAAGGTTCATTCCTATTTCTGCAATGTTTAAGGCTTTCTGTTTCCTAAAGGCTGCCTTTTTTGCTGCTAAAGATTGTACCTCAAACTGTTGCTCTGATATTATACCCTGATCTCGTTGTAGTTTTAATCCATCAAGTTCTGCTTTTGTTCTATTCGTTATCCCATTGCTTACAATACCAAAAACTGCATCTTGTGTTTGTTGTTCTAACTGTTTTTTTTGATTTAATATATCTTTTTCTCGTTCTGTTGTTATTGCCTGCCGTTGTGCTTCTTTTTCAAAAAAAGCATTTAGTTCTTCTTCAAAAGCTAAATCTCTGTTTTGCCTTATCGCATCCCAATAAGCTTGCTCACTATCAATTTTTTGCTTTTGGTGTTCTAGCTTTAAATTAAAAACATCATCAAGCCACTTGTCTAATTCTTTTTTCTGTTTCTTTCTTTCTTTATCATCAACTTTAGTGGTCTTTTTCTTTTCCTTTCGTTCTTCTTCTTCAGCTTTTACTATTGCTTCAGTTTTAGTATTAACATCTTTAATTTCTTCTTGTGTTAATATTCTTCCTTGACTAGATGCTTCCTTTTGTGCTTTGGTTAGTTCCTCCTGAAAGACCGTTAATTTACTGAAAGCCTTTAATTGTTCTTCAGTAAGCTTTACGCTTTGCTTATTTACTTCGTCTAAGGATTCAGCATAGTCATCAGAACCCTCAATAAGTTTATCTAATGCAGTAACAAAAACAAAAGCGATATCAACAAAAGGCTCTATGCCATCAACAATTATTTCTCCTAGTGTTTCTTTTAGATCACCCATAGCATTATCTAACTGCACAAGCTTCCCTGCCCCTGCCGTTGCTGCTTCGGATTGACCCTCAAACTTTTCATTTAACGCTGCTAATGTATTATCAACTCTTTCTGTGCTACCTGCTACGCCTGTTATCTCTATACCATATCTTGACAACGCATTTGTGCTACTTCCCACAGACTTAGCAACTAAATCAAAAGCACTACTTAAATCCATGCCTTTGGCTTGTGCCATATCAAGAATTGCAGGGGTAAGCTTTAAAATGGCATCTTCCTCTAATCCCATCTGAGCAAGAAATGCCTGACCCTGAATAGTTGCCTCATCGCCAAACCTTGTTATTTTTTGTAATGCACTTGCTTGGTCTAATAGTGCCTTTGATGTTTTGCCTAGTGCCACCTCAAGAGATACTTCTGCCCTTACTTGTTTATCGAAAAGGTCTATAGATTCTTTAGCAACATTAACAAGCCCCCTCATAGCAATAAAGGCTGCACCAATAGCAGCAGCAAACTTCCCTATCTTCGCACCCACTTCTTTTATTGCACCACCATAGTTACCGACATTTCTATGTGATCTCCCCATAGCTGCATCCATCTTCTTCAGCTTATCGGTATTGCCATTTATCTCTCGTGATAGTTCATTAAACTTCTTTTTACCTTTTCCTAATGGATCAGCGATGCGTTTTAATTGAACCACTAAAGCCTTATTCCTTTCTGTTAGTTGCTCATAACTTCCTGATGCTGCTTTTACTGCATTTTTGTTAGCATTAAATGCTCTTTCTTGTTTTCTTAATTCTGTTGTAAGCCTTTTCTTTTCTGCTTTAAGACCTAATTCTAGTTGCTTTAGTTTTTGTGTTTCTTTTGCATCTAGGTTTTTTGCCTTTGATATGTTTTTAAGCTGGCTCTCTACTGCCGTAAGGTCTTTAATTAACTTACTTGACCCCTCCATTTTAACATCAAAAAATAATACTTCTTTTGCCATTTTATTCTGATTTAAAAACTTTTATATATCTCTCATTCTCCTCATCCTCCATCAATACATCCATAACAACATCATCAACTATTATCTGAACAGTACCGCCATATTCCTGAAGAACGCCATCTTTATCTATCTTTAATGCCGTTACCCTGTCTGTATCACTCGTTCCCGTTCCTATCTGAAAGAGGTCTGTAACATTTGCCGTATTGAAACTTCCTAATATCGTCTGGTTGTCACCCCTGCTGATGTTACCACTACCAACAACGAAGCTTCCACTACCAGCATAGGCCATGTTACCGCTGCCATTATCAAGGACAAGAGATGGGTTAGAATAATCGTTGCCCACTAAGATGTCATCATCATCTAATTTGCCACCACTACCACCATGAAAGGGGTTAATGATATGCAGGCTGCCCCTACTATCATCGACCTCACCGAAGTCTTTAGCAGGCTTTGTCGTTCCTACCCTCGTAGTATCAAGCGTTGCTGTACCTAGATTCTCAATTTTAACCAACTCAACCTTTGTTAATCCCCGCTTAGATGGTGAATAGTCTATGATCTTATTGATAACATAATACCCATGCAGGTCTGAGGGCTTATCGATGAAGATGGGCTTCTTGAGATTCAACTCACTCAAGTCCTGAAGCTGAAGCTTGAACATAGCCGTTACCTGTACGCCCTTTTCTATTATCTTGATCCACTTACCATAATATGTCTGAAAGAGGCCATCAGCACCCGTAAATTCTAACTCATCCTGTGTAACATCACCATAACCACTCATTAAGGCCGTTGGTATGCTCGTCTGACTAGTGCCCTCCCAACTCCATGCTCTGTTGCTGCCATCATCATCGGCCTGAGTGCCATAGGACTTTACAAGTATTCGTGGAATCCATTCATAATTATTGTTCTGGCTTGCATCATCACTATTCCAATTACGCCACATCCTAGCTATCAGGGGTGCTTTATCTTTCGTCTTTACTTTCCATCCTCCTATGCCCGTAGCATAGATTATCTTTTTATCCATGATATGATAAGTGGCAGCAAAGGTAGGGTTAATAAACTCCTGTTTGCCTATCATAAATCTGTCATTCATGGTATAGAAGTAATCGCCTACATCAAGATCATGCTCTATATCTCTGGCCTTAAGGTGACCATCAGCACCATCTTTTTTATATCCAAACTTCAACTCTTTCTTATAATCATCAATGTATTTTATCTCGTAGTCATTCTTGTTAAGCTTACCTGTCCAATCATTTGCCGTAGTGGTAGCATCGAAAAAGGAATCTCTGGGTTCGATATATACTGTCTTCATCGCTACATCGGTTCTGTAATATAGGTTGAATAGATGTGTTAAGCCTTTAAGGATATCTAATACCGTATGCTTATCTGAAAGGGTATCTTTAAGGACAACGCTGAAACCCCCCTGTGGTGTTTTGTCAATCTCATTTTCTATATATGATGCTGATGTTATTTTGTAATTATGATAATAATAACCAGCAGAGCCTCCTAATGGTGTTGTGCTTCTTATTTCTAATTCAAAGGTATGGCTTGCAGATGTTGTCATATAGCCCGTATTAAAAGAAAAAGATTTGCTTTCACCAAAACCCAACGTAAAAACCTTTAATGTTTTATATGTTGTTGCACTACCATCATATTGTTTTAAAAGCACAGTATAAGTATTACTGATTTGTGTATAAGACAATGTATGCTCTAATACAAAATTACCTTTGAACTTTACATCATATACACCATTAGCAGAATATTTATATGTTGTGGTATTATAAAGCGTTCCCGTATCAAAATTAGGGCTTGTGCTATCATTATTTAAGGGAACTGTAATAGTATGAGTATTATATTGAGGAAAAGTTAAGTCTTGATTTGTTTGTATCTCTGTATGATCTGTTGTTCTCCCTGCCCTGAATTTTCTTGCATCTATATAAGCATCACTAACACCAAAGCCATGACCATGATAAGGAAGCACCAACTTCTTGAAGTCTAGGGTATCTAAAAAAGTAGAGTTTATAGTATAGCCTGCTTCCTTAAAGCCTGCATCAAGGATTGCCCTGATATATACTGCTGGCCTCATATCATCGACAACAACACCGCTGCCATTCTTCCAACTGCCATAGTTAATAAGAGGATAGAAGTAACAGTATGAACTTACTGTCTTCAGGTCACTATAACTCCCCGACCAGCTTGCTTCAATCGTTGCCTTATTAAGTGTATGATCGGTATTCGATGAAACAGTATCGAACTCTGTTAACTCATTAAGGTATAATGTTTCTAGCTGCTTAACCCAATCGCTATTGTCACCAATTATCTGCAACACATATTCTTTCTTCTTGCCTTTAGTGATCACGTTCTTTACTTTCACCTCTCCCCTCAATACAGGAGTGCCATCTACCTTTATGATGCAGGGCTTTCGTGATAGCATCTTATGGCCTGCTGCCGTATAACTGCTTATATCATCAACATATGTGTTAGGATTCCAGATGTCGTGAAGTATGGTGTTGTTATTCTTTGTTGCAGGCACATTGAACGTCTTGGTATAACTCCCTGATCTAATACTTAAATTCTTTATATCAGCAATAAGGTAGTTGATGCTCATGGGGAACTCATCACTATCTTTTATGTCAAGCTGCCCTGCCGTTCTCTCAGCACCACTAACATAATAATCCCTTATCTCTACTTCTATCCTAGACATTTATAACATTTTGATATGCATAAGTATAATTTATCTTCACTTGGATCAGGTTTTTATCATCATCGATGGTCTTAACCTGAGAGTCAGTTATCAGTATCGGCACATTATTGCCACCCTCAACGACATATACTTCAGGTGAGGTGAACAACTCCTCAAGCCATTGCCTCTTATCACCATTAAGTAATCCTGAATAAGCACTAAAGGTGTTCTTCGACTCAACGGCATTGATACCCGTTTCTGAGTCATACACGTTGAAAGAATAGTCTAAGTTCTGCTCATATAATGCTTTGCTCTGGTTCTGCCCTCTGCTGAAAGCACCATCGAATGTCCAACTATCGAAACCCCCTAATCTGTTGAGCCAATTGAATCGTGTTGAATAGTCATGGCATTTTCTGTCTATCTCAAAGGTCATCATCTCTGATATGTTGCCTAGTGCTGCTGCATCATTGAGATGAACATTATAATATGCCACCGATGAAGTGATTATTGGCAACGTGCCTGTATTACCGCTATGCATATCACCCGTAACGAGATTGGCAAAGTTTGAACACCCAACTCCTAAGTCATGCCTCACTAAGCTGGGGTCGGCATCGATCTTAAATACTGTTATTAAACTGTCAGAACTGTTATAAGTATCTACCCTTATATATGTATCTGAGGCTGAAGATGTATCTATTGCTGATAGTAAATAACTCTCATCGGTCTTAATCTTTATTCTGCTTGCTCTTGTTACTGTTTCTGAGCCACTACGAGGGAAGTTAGTGAGGAACTTCTTCGTTGATGATACCAATTCATAAGCACTAAAGCCCTGAGTATCTTGGTGCTGATATACACCATTAAAGATATAACATACATTACCACTAAAGCCTGCCGTTGATGCTTCAGTAAGAACATTCGTTGCAGTATTCTTATATATCCCTCCGACAACAATATAAAGGGTTTTCATGCTATTGGCAGCACTTAAGTCACCCTCACCCCCCAATGCCTGCAAATCACTCGTTATATAATTACGTGCCACCCCTGAGATATCAAAGGTGAACTGTGTATGGTCTGCCGTTCCTCCTGTCTGGTCAAGGTCAGGGTCTTGGATGATGGGGTTATTATTGTTTACTACCGAACCATTGATATAAAGTTTTATTGATGACCTTACTAATTCCAATGAGCCACTTGTATCAGGGCATTCAACTTCATAGACAATAGGTCTGTAAACGGAATTAATGGAGTCATCTGTTGGTTTTGAAAGTATTGCTATCGCCATTATGCAAGATTTTTATTTGTGTTTCTGATATAGTTTGTAATAGATGTATTTATCTGATTTTTAAAGGCCTTACTTACAGACGTTTTTATTAAATCTTTATTTGTCTTTGCCGTATGGCTTATCCATGCCGTTCTTCTGCCTACACTAGAATGTGCAAATGAGCCTTTTCCTTTAGGTGTTCTTCTCCCCGTTGTAGGTATGCCCTCTAAATATATGGCTCTTGATATAGCAAAAGCAATGCTTCGAACCTCTTTATTTGATGATGCTATACCTTTCTGTGCTACCCATCTCATGAGAGGTGCTATAGGCACATATTTCCCTGCCTGCCTTTTCTTTTCCAGAAAAAGACCGTATTCATTACACCAAAACACGAGCCTGAAGCCACTAGGGTTTAATAGTATATCTTTACGGAATGAGTTTATAAGTGACCCTGTTGCTTTATGGCCTTGATTTATTAATTCATTAGCAAATGCTTTTAACATCTTAGAACCCAGCTTATCAAGTTCTGCTTTTATTAATTCAAATTTCGCCATTAATAACTAAATGTTCCTGTATCACAATCACTATAAACAGACAAATTAATAGTTGCCTCAACGCCTGCCAATTTATCAACGCCAACAACTTCAACAAATTCTATATTCACCACATCTTGATCATTGCTGGGCATATTCCATGACTGAACACTTGTCACCTCTGTAGTATCACCCAAACTTCTGCTCCTGAACTCCCTGAGAAACTGCTCCATAAGGTTCATCAGGTCTTGCTGCTTATTAGCATATGTCTTAGTTGCTTTCTGTGATTCCACATAAGTATCATAGATGCCAAATGATATCTCAAATGTTTTAAGTTTCTTTTGGAAGTCAGGAAAGGAAACACCCCTCTGCTTGTGAAGTATCAATAATGGTTTTGTGTTTTGTCTTGATGTGTTGATTTCATCAGGGTTGCCGTACTTAAAACTACTTATTCCTGATTGTGCTGCTGCTATCGTACTAAATTCCGTTACGATATCTGTAAAATCTGCCATGTTACTTTTTTACGTTGTTTTTTTTAAAATGTTCTTTTTGATAATCGATTCTGTAATTGATGAGGTTCATGACATCATAAACGGGCATCCTTTCAAGTTCTTTCATCTTCTTTAAATCCCCCTCCGATGCCATATATAATACGTTGTACCACCCATATTTGCTTAGTCTGTTTTGACTGCCCTCACCTCCTCTAAAGATTGCAGTAAATGTTTCAAAGATTTTAGTTTTTGTCTTATCAAAAAAAAAGCTATCTGCCAGACTACATCCATAGGTAGTTCCTTGAATACTTCAGCCCTCTCTTTTACTTTCTGATCGTTATAATCTTCACCCTTTTGCCTGCATAACATTGCTATCTGATACGGTAACACCTTGAAATTATTCTCCTGAAAGCTTTTATCCATCTCCTGTATCTGCATCGCCTCAACCACTTCACCAAAGGATGCCTCTGCCATCTCTATCTCATTACCAAAGTAATCGACCTTAGATTTTGGGAGGTAGTATTTCTTTCTCTTAAAAGTAAAACTATCAATCTTATTATAGTCAGGCTCTTTGAGGAAGTTCATAATATACATATACGTGGTGTATATGTTATCAGCCTTGATCTTATCAATTATCTTAGGGTCTATACCTGTAAAGGTCTGAAACAGTTTGTTGAAATGCTCTCTGTATTCCAGCACTATCTGATAAAAGCCAATGTCTTCGGCCTCATCTTCTTTAAGCTTGGCCTGTAACTCGTTGGCTGCATCTATAAAGATGGCATACTTCTCTAATGTTATCTCTGTCCATTCTTCAGGAACACTAAACTCATGCTCCCCTGCGCTGAATACCAGCATTACTTCTCTAGTTCCTCGATGACGAACCTGATAGCACGTATAGCATTACGTAGGTGCTTTGCACTTGATACCTTGCTTGCCCTCTGAAACTCAGTAGCTTTCTTGCCCAACTCTGAACACATCTCATGATATGATGTTGTAAGGTCTTCTTTTATTTCTTCTACTGCCTGTGCAGTCTTGGTCTTTTTAGTCTTTGCCATTGTTATTTATTTAATTACATAATTGTAAAACACTTTCTTTATATTCTCTTATCTGTTCATACGTTGGATGAAAGGGGTTTGTAAACTCTTTTAGTGTTTCTATTGGTGTAAACCCCCGACAAAATGTATCTCTGATATAAAAATCAAGATAATGAAACACCTCTCTTTCCATATTCCTATCAATGTATGTATCAGGGTCATTTAAAACCCATCTCTTAAAGTCTTTTTCATCAACAGAGATATTAAATTCTTCATATGTTACTGAACATATCCTTGTGTAATGAACCCTGTTATTATCAAAAACATATTTATCCATTGTTTTTATGTTTTAGTTTACGATTGTATTTCTTTTTGTTTTTGTGGATAACTTTCTTCGCCCATAGCTTAGTGAACATAAGTCTTAATGCATCTTTCATGACGATAATTGTTCTTTTATTTTCATCCTTTTCATTAGATAAAGCAATACCTCTGGTGTTATTTTAAATAATGGTTCTTTTTTATGTTTCTTCCTACCCCAATTAGTAGTAATAATGCTTGGGTTTTTGTCATTGATGTCATAAATATCATAACGAAATTTCATGTTTAATAGTTCTGTTGCCGTATACCTGCTCTTTTTAACGCTGTTTTTCAGACCATTAACATGATATTTTATCGATGCTGCACTAACAGTTTGATATAGTGGGTTTTTAGGATTATATACTTCTTCCTTTGCACCTAGCCAACCCTCTTTCCATCCATTATCTTTCATTTTATTATACATTTCTTCATAATGGGAATATTTGGGCTTTACGAACTTATCCCACTCATCTAAATCTTTAAATATTATATTTTTATCTCTCATAATAATCTTATTGTTCCTATTGTTGTTTCTACTGTCACCGCCAGATCCATTGATATATCACTTTGTTCCCCCTCTTGTGTATTTCTAATAATCCCCTGCATATAGACTGAAATTCAACTGTCAATTTCTTTGAGTTTGAGTTTGTTGTATAGGCTTTCATCAACTGCCCGAATATACGACATATTCTTTTGATAGTCAAAAAGCTTTTTCTTCTCGTCTGCCGTTCCATGATCCCAAATATCATGGCATCCTCTGTGTTCTCCTATGCTCATGCAATGGTAAGTGATATTGTCATATTCACAAATTAGGTCTGGCCTCTTTGCCCTACTGATGATATGGCTATGTGATAACTGCACCTGACCACTATACCTATTGCACCCCGTACATTTATGCTCCCTCGTTTCTGATATCAGCTTATATATGGCGTACAGTTTACTTTTCATCATATCTAATACGTTGTATATGTTAATAAGTTATCCAAATGCTCTAACTGTTTTCCTCATTCCTATTGCTCCCGTGATGGCATACCTTAAAGCATCAAGAGCATGATCACCCTTTGCATTGATGGGTGCATTGATCATCTCTCCGTTCTTCTCTTGCCACTTATAGTTCCTTATCTCTTTCATTAGGTTATGACTATCCTGATGAATTAAAAGGTTCTGCTGTTGTACCAGATTGATGCCATGCTTTACTGAATCCCTGCCCTTTGTTGTAGGCACTAACCTGATCCTGTTAAGTCTTGCCTCCTCGTAACGATTTATCTCTGCGATAGACTTAGGTTCGGCACTATCAGCATATATTATTGCATCACTAACTCCCTGCGCTATCATCTCATCAGCTAAATCATAGTTCGTTAGTCCTGTCTTATAGATATGCTCCTGAACATAGATATGATGCCCTGATTTCCTTATTTCTATAAGCGCAGATGCATCGTTTGTAAATCCGAAATCCAATCCAAAGAACCGCCAATCATAGCTTTCAGTCATCTCTTTAGTGGTCTTCCAATTGTTGTATATCAATCCTTTAATCTCTCCCCACTCGCCAAGCCCGAAGATAGTCCAGAAGTTAGGATCATTCTCCCTCATGTATTCTATCCTCCTTATCGTTTCTTTGTCAAGGAATGAATTGTCAAGGTAGTTTGATTTGATAACCTCTGCTCTGCCCTTATCCTCAAGTTCTATCTTTATCCAGCTATACATATCAGAGGGGTTGAAATCCAGATACATCTTATTAGCCTGCCCATCTTCAGACTTCCTTGATAGCCTGATATACAATTGATTGAAGTCCTCAAAGGTAAAGCTGTCAGCCTCATTAAGCCATACGTAGTTGCTCTCTAACCCCCTGACTTTATGGGCATCATCAACACTTAAAAATACTATCTGGCTATTGGTGAAATGGTAAGTGAATGTATGCTCTGATTTGTTATGAGTTCCTAGTTCATAAATCTTATATTCCTTAAGCATATCAATCATATCTTTATATACTGAATGTCTTAAAGCAGGGAATGTCTTTCTGGCTATGATAATCTTTTTGTTCTCCTCACCTATAAGCTTTGAACACATCAATTGGCAAAGGGAATAGGTCTTACTTGACCTTGTACCCCCTCTGTTTACTATGATGTCATTCTTTGCCGTTAAGTTTCGGTGGAAGACGTTTGTTATCTTCAGGCTTAATTTCTTGGTACTCATCAAATTTCTGTTCTATCTCTATATGTGTAAATGGTTGTAAGTGGATGTTGTGGTCTTGCCTTTCTACATATCCCCTCTTAACTCCTTTGGTCTTTAAATAAAATATCGTTGCCGTTACATTACCATCTTTAATCTGTTTATGTAATTGGCTCTCTGCAAAGTCAAGGGCAATATCTTCAATGCTATCAACAGACTTTTTAAATTCTTCATCGTTTTTATACCACTCATAAAATGTCTGTCTTGCTATGCCCACATTCTTACAGGCAACAGTCACTACTCCAAGACTCTGCTCAAGTGCTTTTATAATCTGCTTTTTTAATATGTCAGTATTTGACAGTTTAGGCATATACTAAATATGTTTTTTATTTAATAATTCTTTGTATTTAATAAATGGCTTTTCTACACAACTGCTTAACTCAACATACGTTTTCTGTTCTTCAGGAAAAGTATGTATTGCTAAATGACTTTCTGATAATAAAAATAATGATGTATAGCCAAATGGATTAAAATAATGCTCTATATTATCAATAATATTAAAACTACTTTTCTCTAATATTAATGTATAG